CACTGGAAATAGTAGGTATAAATGGATCCGGTTCTCCGTATTTCTGATAGATTGATCCGGCTGTCTTCATGAGTGATTGTTTATCACTAAGTGACATGCTAAATCCGCCTTCAGAGATTGCGGGGGCGTTGATCAGCATTACCAGGATATCAGCTACCGTCAAATCCATTAACCTCTTGGCTGATATGATATAATCCTCCAAAAAGTTAAGTTCCCGATCGAAGAGAGCTTTTTTTAATTTGGCTTCCTCGACCGGGTAAATTAACGATGCTTGCAGAGCTTCAAGATTTGTCATCACTCAGAAGGCTTAAGCGGTCTTTGTCTCCACGTCCATAATGAAGATCCTGTCAATCAGTTCAAGTGCGGGGAAAGCGTTTAGCTCACAGTCGGTGAACTCTCCCCAAGGATTACCTTGGCGATACTTCTTCAGCAGAACGTTTTGATAGGTTGCATAATTTACGTTTGCAACAGGCTCCATCTGCTCCATGGCAAATGCGTTGTGGATCAATCCAAGCTTCCCGTCAGGGATGAACGTCACCGAGGTGTCGTTGAAAGGATTGATGCTTGTGATCTGGCCATCTTTCTCGATACCGATCTGTTCGTTCACGATCTCGACGATCGGAAGGAAATTGGCAGCGAGATACTGGTTGATCTGATCAAGCGTTCCCATGGTAGCCATGTTGGAACCTAAACGGTAGTAACCGGCCAGCATCTTGGTGGTCTCAGCGCAAGCCTGAAGTTTCCAGAAAGTCGTCAGGGTCATCAACATTTTAGAGAAACTCAACCCCTGTGCATTTGCAGCCTGGATGATAAGTTTAATGTCGGTGATTGGCGTTGCTGTAGCAGGAATGCTCCATTTTTCAAAAACAGTTTTCCTGTTTGCGGTAGGCATGAACAGGTCAATGTCAGTCAAAACCAACCCGTCAGGGTTGTTTGTGGCATTGATGGTGACTTTACCAAGGGAGAGAGCTTGGAGAACCATGATGTCAATTCTCTTCAGTGGAGCCTCACCGGCTTTCTTCAGGTCGTTGAACATCATATCCAGAAGAATGGTGCGTTTGGCCTCTTCGGTCAAAGCCATGTTCTGGAGTGTCAGATAATTCCTGTAATCTTCCTCATTCATGCGGAATGATTCTTTGATTGCGGGAACGGTACCGCTCAACTTTTCAAGGTTGAGCCTGGAACGGGTTGGCGCCGGAGAATTACGGTCCACAACAGAAGCTGCAGCCTCAATCCGGCTTCTTCCGATGACACTGACGAAGGTCAGCGTGGTGGTTGGGATACCCCAGTCGAAATACTTACCAAACCAAACAGGAGCAAATTTGTCCAGTGATTTGTCAATCACAGTTTGCATCTTGAGGGCATATGCGCCGAACATAGATGATACTTTATCAGCCATAACTTATTTCCTCCTTTTGATTAATAAGAGTTAGAGAATGCGATGTTTGGCAACAATGCCTTGATGGCATCGGTCACGATCGGGATCCTGCGAGCGTACACAGTGCCTTTGATAGCTACTGCAACGGATTCGTTGACACCAATAGTTACATCTTTGAAATTCAGTCCTTTTGCGACTGTAGCATACACAGCTGCAGCAGCACCTGTGGCAGAGCTTTCGAACAATGCGTCTCCTGCTGTCAGAGCCACTGCCAGAGTGGTACCAACAATGATAACATCATCAGCAGCATTGGAAGTGTCGATTGCGGTAATGGCATAAGCCTTACCACCGACAACGGCAGCCAGGTAGTTACCAACCTGAAAAAGGTGACCCTTTTCAACTTTGATTGCTACGTCGGCATTGGTCGCATTGGTTTGCACCTTTGCAACCTTCAACACCTTGGCCAGACGGGTGCTCTCATCGAACCCCATAACCGTTCCCGCAGGAACGACGGCTCCAGTAGTCAGGCCGGTAGTGTCAAGCACGAATCCGCCCTGTGCGTTTTCTGGTAATTGCTGAAAAATCGGGACGCCTCCGGTAGATTTTTCACGCGTTACAATTAATCCCATGTCTTAATTTTTTACTGGGTTTTTACTTGCAGCCCAAGCTTCAATGTCAGCGTCAACCTTTGCAGGTGCGGCGGATGATGCCGGAGCGGCGGGCACATCAATAACTACGCCCTTGTTTACCATGTCCTGTTTGACTAACGCGTAGTCACCCTCGATCTCAGTAATAAGTGCGTCAACATCTTCTTCCTTTTCAATAGACCGTCCTTTTAGGAAGGCATCCGGGATTTTCTTTTCAGTGAGCTTTGCCTTTACACGGTCCATCAGTCCTGAGGTTACAGTACCTTTTTCAAGTTGCTGTAATTTGGTTGTCAGTTCCTGATTTTGTTTGAGAATAGTCTTTGCCCATTCCGGAGTGTTTGGATCGTCTGTTAGTTTAGGAGGTTCTGCGGAGGCTGGCTTACCCTCTTTGAGGTTGTGCTGTTTCTCGTAGTTTGCCACTGCAGTACGAGTGGCTTCCGTTGCCCGGCGATCTGTTTCTGTTTGAAAGAAAGCGAGTAGGTTTTTGACCCCGTCACTTGCAATGACGGTTTCAAGCGTTTCGTCTGTGACAGTATTCACATATTGATCTGCAATCCTGTCGAGTAACGCAGCCGGAGTGCTAGGGTATTTAGACCTCAGTGCTGCTAAGATTTTTTCCTTCATGAAGTAATAAATTGGTTTTACAATTTTGAATGAACCAAACTTACCTTGAGGGATTCAGGTCTTTGGATAATTTGAAGGTTATTCCTTCACACTTTTAGAACTGTGACTATTTTCTTTAACTTTGTTCTGTCCACCATATTTTTGAAGCAAAGCATGCAGATCCTTGAGATCGGCAAGCATATGAAAGTTATGTGTCATGCTTTGCGGTATGGTGGACGGTGACCGGTCTCTTTTCTAAACACTTCGCTCATGTCAATAGCAAAACCCACGTCAAAGCAGCTTTCCAAAATGGCAAAAGACACCATTGAACTTGAAACCTCATACCAGGTAGTGGATATTATTGGCAGTGATTCAAAAACCGGCACTGTGAAGATCAAGTGCAAGACCACCTTTCAGAATATCGTGGAGATACTCGCCATTTTTAGGGATGGGAAGGTGCGGATTGAAGCCCCAGGGATGGGAACTTTATTGGTAAAAAAGATTTGATTCGATAATTTGTAGCGACACGTTACAAATAAAGCCCTAAATGCTTGACTTTTCATTTTTTATGATATATCTTTGCAGCATCGATTCTACGGATTCGACTCAGCGGGGCTGGGCAGTTTTACTGCTTGGCCTCTGTTTTTTTATAGAATAGGTCTAGTGAATTTTTCTTTTTAATCCAGATCTCGTTGATGTTTACACCTTCCCGGATCCGCGCATTAATAATCCTGCGCATGTAGTGATAGGATAAACCACATTCATCAATTACAACATTATCAGACTGCTTCAATCCTCTATTAAGCATATTGCTGAAATTTGATTTTGGATTATTTGTTATAAAACCTTCGTGTTCGTAAAACAAATCGTTTAATTTAAAATCTGGGCATTTACCCGCGTACTGAGTATCAAGCAATTCTTTAAATATTATCGGGTATGCAGGATCTTTATAATTTAGTTTTGGCAAAATAATGGTCTGATTACCTTGATTCGCAAATTCTTCACAACAAAAACTGACCGCTTTATAGTCATTGCTATTCTTGTCAATATTTGAATAAGTAGAAAACACACCCCCATTCTCAAATGTTTTAATATCTGTCAACAAAGGACGGGGCCAAATATTCAATCTTTTGGATACATCCCCATCAATAAAGTTATCCTTGATGAAATAGGGCGCACTCTTCCAACCGGCTACTCGCTCAGCATTATTATTGATCCAATTTGTAAATCCTTCAGGAACACTATCAATATGTTTTATTCTTTCCAGATAATTTTCGTCTGTTCCGTCAAGAATCGCGTTTTCATACTTATCGTACTGGTTTGCGGTCATCAGGATTGGAATTGCATGGCATAGACACTGAGGGTGCCATCCGGTGAAAATAAAACTTTTTGGATACTCTCCTTTAAAGTCGTCACAGATATCAAGTGCCGGATGGGATCCGGATAATACAACCTGGTAACCCAGAACAAATCCCAACTTATCCCATCGTAATTGATCAGCACTTCGATAGGCCATATTTGTTTCAGTGACCGTGAGCCGTCTTGCATTTTTATAGGCAGATCGATACTTTCCTTGACCGGGATTATACGCCTTTGCAGCCTTAGACCATTCGAGTTCTCCAATATCGTTCCGGATCCTGCGAAAAAGAACATCCGGTTCGTTGAGGTTCTCCCGAATCCTCCGGGAAATAACATCAGCACTGTCTCCATTGATTATGCCAAACCCTAATTGAATCTCCATTTCTGCTTGGGTTTGGCCCACTATATCCCAAATTCTTTTTGATAAATC